CAAAATAAAGGAGTGAATACATTGAAAATAGCAAAGATTTTTGCAACTGGCATTAGTGGAGATATAAGGAGTGAATTTACTGTATATAACGTGAAAGACGTAAAAACCATTAAACTAACAGACCAATGTAAATGTTATCAGTTTCTAGGGTGCGAAAAAGGCAAAGCACAAGCCATATATTTACACAAAACATCTGATGTATTCTTTCGATTAATTCCTGATATAGAAGATATAATCACAATCATAGAACAAGAATATTCTGAATTAAGTAAAGCCTATCAAGAAAAAGAAAAAATATATAGTTCTAATCCAAGCATTGAAAATAAATTTGAAGTAGAAAAAGCAGAATCAGCTTATATCACTATTGCATATTTGAAAGACAAATTAATGTTTTAAAAGGGGAAACTAGATGAAAGTACACGAATTAAAAGAAATATTAAATAACTACGACGATACAGCAGACGTATTCTTTTTCACAGGGTACAGCACTATTCCATATTATGAGTTATTAGACCGACAAGAAGTTTTTAATTCAGGAATCTGCACGCAGGGTATTGCTATGGAGATTGAAGCAGCAGAAAGACTGGATACGATAAACACCTTAATATTAACACCAACAGGTGAAGAATTTAAACAGGCAAAGCTGAATTTAAATTACTGGAAAAACTATGATAATTTATCCCGAGCAGAGTATTTTAATCAAAGTAAAATAAAAGCGTTGGTAGCCCCGGTAAAGAAGGTGAAAAAATGGTAGTAAAAAAGCAATCCGCAAAGACAGCACAGCTATACGCCTATTCTTTTGATAGGGAAACGTGGCAAGGTGATTTCAATAGCCGAGAAGAAGCAATGCAGGCAGCTATAAGCGACGAAAACACCAAGGAATACCTAGCAGTATACACAGGGATTGCAAAGCTGTACACGCCAGCCTTAAAATCAGAAACAGTATTGGATATCTTAAAGATTGAAGCTGACGAGATAGCAGGAATTGCTGCTGCTGATTGGTTAAAACTAGAAGATATATCAGAAGAAGCCTGTTCCGAACTAGAAAAAACATTAACAGCAGCCGTTATGAAGTGGCTTGAAAAACATAGCTTAAAGCCCGATTTTTATGAAAGCATAAGCAGCGTACAGGCGCACGGCATAGACGATTACTTTAAAAAGAAATAAGGGAACACCCCTTGTTTTTACTGTGATATAATATAGTAAAAACAAGGAGTATATTTTATGTGGACAAATTTATATGAAAACCTTAAAAATATAATTAACAGGTTTGCGAATATTGATGTATGGGCATATGCTATAGCTATATGGACGTTTGGATATAAGACATTCGGTGAAGGTTTTTGGGGCGTCGTGATATTAGCTTTTGGATTAGTGCTTTATGATACATTTTTAAAAATCGTATATATCAGCAAAAAATATATACATGAAAATTTGACGCCGGATATACCTATTGAATTTATCTCACTCCGTAAAGCCCTATATTACTGCCTTAAAGGTGAAACGTGGAATAAGACTTATTTAAACAGTGCCGCCCTTTCAAGGGTTATAGAAAAATTGCTGGTTTACAATGCTAGTTTAGTCATTGCATTTTATGCTGGGCAAGTAGTTCCGAATATTAAATTATTTTCAACAAATTTAATTTTAAACGACTTTTTGCCGGGTGTTATCACAGTATGTATATTAGTCGTGGAATTATCCAGCATAAACGAGAATCTAATAGAGTTAGGATATAGCAGTATTGCTAATGCAGTAAAAAAGGTTATTAACTATGTTGTTAATAAATTTTTGCCTACCACGAAATAACGTGCTAAAATGGTAAAAAGGAGTGATAAACATGGTGAAAGAAATCCAATTTCAACGCAGCAAACAACGTATTTTTGCTATGGACGAAAATTATAATGTCATTGGTGATTGGGAATGTCGTGACGATTTTGTTCCGGGCTACAACGAAGCAGGCGACCCCCGTGGAAGCTTACCGGACGGCGTTTATACAAACGTAAGCGCAGAAGTTACTAACGGCGCATATGGCGCAGCTTATGGCACATTCTATATCACTACCCACGACCCCCGAGCAAGAGATATTCATGGCGGCGGCAGCGGCTTGCCTAATCCGTTTGCAGGGCGTCAAGGCTGGGTTCCAACTTATGGCTGTCTGCGTATGCAGAATATCGACGGTGAAGAATTAAGCAGAATGATTATCGCAGCAGGAAACAACGTTGTTTTAACAGTAGTACCATAAAAAATACTTAAATATTTACGTCACAAAGGTAACCGTATCAGTTTGACAGGCTGGCGGGCAATACCAAAAAAGCAGGGCAAATACCCTGCTTTTTTATTTTGCAATTTTTCAAAAAAAGACTTGACAACAGAACGAGGGGGGGCTATAATATAGACAAGAGGTAAGGGAAAACAAAACAAAAATAAAAAATAAAAAATAAAAAATAAAATCAGAGAGGATAGGCTACTTATGATTTTTATGGTAAATGATAAAAGAATTGAAATTTATATCCACGAAGTTGGGAAAAAAACTAAATTCCCTGTGTTCGTGACATTACCGCCAAGTATCATCAGAAAAGTAACATTCTTAAACAATGAAGAATGTACGACATCAGAATCAAATTTAGAAACAATTCTTATTGTAGCTCAAAAAACATTGAATTTATGGAACGAAAAAGCTGAACAAGAAAGCGAAAATCCGAGGTATTTCAAACTTTGCAAGGTGGAGTTATAAAAATGTTTTTAGAAAATGGATTAAAAGGGCTGGTAATAAGTCTTGTTACTGGTATAATTGGAATAGTAATCACGTATTTATTTTGGTGGATTTACCAAAAAATAAAAGGGGGTTAAATATGTGGAACTTAATAAAAGCAGTATTACTAGCCTTATTATTGCTGCCTGTGCCGGGCTTGTGCTGGGCGCAGGAGCAACCTATTACTATTACGCCCGGGCAGGCGGCGAAATGGACAAGCGACTTGCAGCAGCTACAGCAGGAATTAACGCAGCTAGAGAACAGCAGCAACGAGAAATCGCAGAGTTACAGGGACTTGTTATCGCGTTACAATCAAATGTCGGAGATAGTAAGCAAGTTACAGAACAAATTAGAGATAGCCGAACAGAACTCGAAGAACTTAACAGAATCCTTGACAGGGAAAACGCAGCAGTTAACGAGCTTGATATCCGAGAAACAGCAGACAGAGAAGCTATTAGACGAAGCAAACAAATTGTTGACAGCCTACTCAGAGAGCTGCAAGAAAAAACTGGCAATCATTAAAAGGCAGCGAAATGCCGCTTATGTAGTTGCGGCAGCCGCTTTAACATATAGCCTTATAAAAAAATAAAAAAGGAAGTGCCGAAATGTCAGACAAAATTAAGTCGTTAAAAGAAGAACAGGTAAATTTAAGCCCAGAAAAAGAATTGAAGCCTTACTACGTAAAAATCACCGTTGAGCAGCAAAAGAAGTTTGAAACAACAAAAAACGCTATAGCTGAACACAAGCGATACACAGAAGCGACGGCAGACGCCGCCTGTGGTTTTGTATTAAAAAATGGGTTAGAAAAATTAACAGCCAGCCCGGAAGCGGCTAAACAAGCGGCTAATTTATTTAAGGACGCTTCACTTTTAATCAGCGAAAAAAATGTTTTAGAATGCCTTAACCAGCACATTATAGGCTTGCTTGAAAATAACAAATTGGATTTAGTTAAATTGGTTGAAAGCCTAGAAGATGAAGAATTAAAAACTCTTGCCGAGCTGGTCGGTGTGCGCCTTAATAAAGGCGCAGAAACATTAAAAGACGGAGAATAAAATGAGGGGGTTACTGGGCAGAGATAATCCTTTAAGCAATGCCTTTGAGCTGATTAATAGACGTATGGAAGAAGAAGCGGAAGCAGAAAAAACAAAGCAAGCATTGACTTACTGGAATGTAACGAAGAATTGCTTAAATTGCACTAAAAATTTAAAATGCAATCTACCACGTTCCGCAAGAAATGCGCGTTGTAAGTACTTCGAGCCGTCAGAGTATCACTTGGCAGAAATCCGTAAACACAACTATGAAGTAAGCTTGCGGCGTCGGAAAAAACTTAAATCGTAATACCAAAAAGCAGGGCAAATGTCCTGCTTTTTTATTTTGCAATTTTTCAAAAAAGACTTGACAACAGAACGAGGGGGGGCTATAATATAGACAAGAGGTAAGGAAAAAATAAAAAAATAAAGGGAGCGATACTATGATTAAAGAAGATAGAATTATAACTAGTGACGACAGAAAGAATTGTAGAGATAGCTAAAAACATTTTGGAACATAGCGAAACAGATATTGAATTAGGAAGT